GTGACTTGGTATTGCAGCTCCTTCGGCTTGGGCTTGGCAGGCGCGTCCTTCGGCATTTCACGCCATGCCAGCGCCAGATAGCGGAAGCCGTCAGCAATGTGATCAGCCCAGTTCTTGAGCGGCGTATCCTTGAAAACACCACGCTCCGAATCCCATTCCCTGCGATAGCTGCGCAGCCCATCAATGCCGTAGTCGCAGTTCGACTTGTGGAATACCGCCTTTTCGAGGATCAAGCGCACCGCGTTCCGGCCATCCTCAACAGAGACATTGGCAACCCGCGTGGGCTTCCTGCCGATGGATTTAAGCAGTTCCCAGCGGGTGCGGCCCGTTCCCCATTCCTCAGTCATGATATCGTGCGGAACATAGTCGTTGCCGTGATATGCGCGTTCTGCAAGCCATTGAGACCATATCTTAAGATCCCCGTCAGAAGGGCTGTAAAAGTCCACAATGTGCGGAATGTCGTTGATGTTCTGCCAGCACCAGATGACGTTGTTTGCCTTCTTGCCCAAATCCCAAGCGGTATGGACAGGCTTTGAGCGGTCAATCTCAAAGTCACGAATGCGGCCTTCCCGTTCGGCCTGCAAGATCAGCCGGGCGTAATAGGCACCCTCGGTAATGCGCTCATATTCGCCTTCCCAGATATGGCTGGCCTTCTCAGGGTCTCTCTCATAGTCGCGGGCGCGTTCTTTCCGCAGCTCATCGGGGAACCATGGATTGTCGCTCCAATTCGCCTGGACGGCCACGACGTCAGGATCGTTGAACGGGCCTCGGAAGAAGTAGTCCACCGGGTCTGTCTTGTGGCGCGGATTCCACGAGAACCACAGTTCCGAGCCGGGCGAACGGATTGTCGGGCGCAACAGGTCAAAGGATCGCTCGGACAGGCTTTGAGCTTCCTCAACCCATGCGACGTTGAAGCCTTCAAGCGATTTGATGTTGTCAGCGTTGTAGGATTGCATGCCCTTGAAGATAATCTGTGAGCCGTTGCGGCCCTTGATTTCGCTTTCCAGTACTTCAAATGCGCTGCCCAGCCCAAGCGCCTCGATCTTCGTTTCGATCAGCTTCTTGACGGAATCCTTGATGGTGTTCTGCACCTCTCGGATGCAGACGACGTCAGTCTTGCGGCGGTAGGTTTCGAGCACGATTTGTTCTGCCCAGAACCATGACTTGCCACTGCCACGCCCGCCGAATGCGCCCTTGTAGCGACGGGGCCTGAGTAGCGGCGTGAAGACGTCCGCAACCTCAATTGTCCGGCTTGATGACACGAATTACGATTTCCGAGGGGTTGCCGTCTGGATCAGTGCCGGAGAGTTGCAGCGGAAGAACTTTGCCCAGCAGCGACATGTAAGCGGATGAATTATCCCTCGCCTGTTGGGCAAGATAGGCCTGCCCCCCAACATCATAAAGCGCGTTCAGGATTAAATCCTTCAATGCGGCATTCATTTTGTTGGGCGTGCCTTTCTTGCGCCCGCCTGTTTTAACACCTCGGGCCATTGGCCACCTGTCTAATCATTTCTAGCTTAGATGGATCGACATGGTTTCTAAGGTCAAATCGAAGCAACATGCGGGCCGCGTAAACACGTGTGCCTAGTTTTTCCATCTCCCGGTACATCGCCCGTTCTGCTGCAGGCATTTTGGGCGCAAATATTCGTTTTAGAGAACCGCCGCCGCCTTTCACCTTGTTGAGTGTTGGCTTGTGCAGGGCGATCATCTTCGCCTCTTTGTCGTATGCGGACCGTTCCCTAGAGAAATCGGCGATGATGCCACCGATGCATTGTGGAATATGAGAGAAATTCTTGATCTGGGCCTCAAACCGGCGTCCTGACCCCTTCCCGATGTAGACAAACTTCCCAGCAACGGAAAACCCGTAAACGTAGAAATCGCGGGCGTGTTTTGAAAAATGGCCAGATGATTTTCGACCCCGCGTTCTTTGATCATGTGCAGGGTTAAGACGCGCTGCCATTGGTTACCTCATTCCTCGAAACCATATCTCTGCGGTAAGGTTCTTCTTTTGTACCCCATCTCGCCGGGTCGAAGAAAAATGGATACGGGGGAGTCAATAGGTCCACGCCTGTTTTATTGCTGGTGATAGTGTCGACCAGTTTGGATTTCATCCTACTTGCCTTTCCCGCCGTTTAGAAAAATCGCTGTCTGGGAAATGCTCCAAAGCTTGCACCTCAAGCCATATAGGTACGTCCTCCCAGGCTGGGAGATTGGCCGTTTCTTTCCAGACGTTTGACGCATCACCTATCTTTACGTCAAATGTTCCATCCCAAAAGCACAGAATTGAGAAGTAAATCTTGGAATTGAGCAATTCCTGAAAAACACTGATTTTTTGCTTGTCCTCATCGTCAGTGTCACAATGCGCCAATATCCTGCCTATATGATCCATGCCGGGCAGCGGATCGTTGGGGCCGATGCGCTTATACTCAGGGTCTTTCATTTGCCTTCTGTCTCCAGTTCGTTCCTCATTGCGCGCAAGACGGCCTCGACCTGCGCGTGGGGTACCTCGAAAGCTCGGGCAAGGCCCCTGACGATATATTGCTCACGGTAGATTTCGAGCACAGAGTGACTTGAGAAGCTGGTTGAAAGCATGATCGGCTCGGTTTTGGCGAAGCCTCGGGGATCGCCGTCCTTCCGGGCTTTCCATGTGACCTTGCGTACTGTGTGCTTGTCGATATCGAGCATGGTTGCGATCTCGGCTTTGGTTTTGCCCTTTGCCCACATGTCCAGAACCTGATTATGCAGTTCGTCAGACTCGGCGGCACGTGGGCCACCGGGGCGAAACTCATGGAACCAGATTTTGGAACGGGGTGTCGTCATGCCGCGTCCTTTGTGATGGCCTTCATCGCGTCGTATTCAGCCCACGCCCGGCATGCCTCGCATCTGGGGTTGTAGGACCTGCAGCGGGGGCCATAGGCGGAGAGGATGAGGGTGTAGACGTGGTTCATGGCGCGGCCTCTGGCTGGCTTTGGGCCTTCCGGGCGGGGGTGGTAGCGGCCTGCCCTGAGGAAGCCGAATGCAATCGATACAAATTGCGTGACGGGGCATTCCGAAGGCTGGCGTTCCGTTTTGCGTGGAACTCGCAGTAGCTGCCCTTGTGAATCGCCCCGTTGCAGAACAGGTGACGGCCGGGAACGTTGCCCTGATCAACAGGCCACCGGCATCCGGTTGCGTCGATGATACCGACAGGAACCCCAGGAACGTATTTGACGGGCTTGGGGCGGGCGCTGGCGGGCAAGGGGCGCTTAAGCTGCAAGACAGTGGCAAGACCGGGCGTCGCCGCTGGCGGGGCCTTCTGGCGCGCGCCATATGTCCTGCCGGACGGACGCTTCCATTTCTCGCCAGTCTCAATCTCAATCCGCCTCACCTTGCCGATGACGGAATTACGCGTCGTGCCGAGTTGGGCTGCGACATATCCGCATGAGAACCCTTCCGCGAGAAGGCGGCGCATGGTCTCGATTTTCTCGTCAGTCCATTCCATGTCTCACCCTGCCCCCATCATGTCGAACGGCAGCGCATCGCCCTTGACCCAATCGACGGGGGGCTTGGTGGGCTCGGGGCGGCAATCAGTGACGGTCGCGCCTGAGAAGGTTATTTTCGCGTCATTAACCATTTCAAATTTCCAGAGGACGTTGGCGATCTCCTCCATGGACCAGACGACGGCGGCGCGGTTTTCGCGGGAGAGGGCCCATTGCTCCTCACGGGAGCCGCAGACGACCAGCACGGTGCCGTTAGGCAACCGGCCTTCGAGGTAGTGGGGCTCAAGGGGCCGGGCGCCAGCGGCCTGCGCAGCCGTGTCGAGGGCGCGCCAAGCGTTCGCCATCCGCCCGGCGTGGTACTCGATATCGGCTGGGGACCCGACCTCAAGGGCGGCGTTGAGCTTGTCGAGTTGGGAGTAGAACTTTGCCGCAAGGTCAGCCGCCACCAAGCGGGGAAGCCGTGATATTCCCCAGCGGGCCTCACAGGCCGCCGCCACCTCGTCGAGCTGCGCCATGGCGTGGCGGTAGACGGCGAAATCTATGTCACGCATGGGGAGGGGCTTTCAGATGATTGAAATCGCCATTCTTCCAATGCATCAAAAACGACTTTGGATATTTTCCCGGATTTGTGTGCCATTCCCTGAGTGCATTCTGGCGGTGTATAGTGTCGGATTGGTGGTTAGTCTCACGCATGGTTAGTAGCTCCTTTTCGATTTAAACGCCTGCGGGTTTGATCAACATCGAACTGCAAGAACTTCATCCGGTTCTTGTTTGCTCGAATGATCGCTTTCAGCCGGTCGGCTTCCCGAAAATGGAAAACGAGGCTGGCGCGGATAGAATCCAAAGTGGGGTAAGCCTGTTTTAGGATTTCGCGCTGCCTCGGGGTGAGAACTGCGCCTTCCTCAAGCACAAGGGCCGTGAGCTGGTTTTCGAAGCTCTTCTTAGCATCCCAATATGGAGCTTGTTCTTGTTGATGGGAAATTAGGCTCACGCCTAATTCGGCGTTAACGAATTTCAGCTCATCGATTTCGATTTGAAGTTTGCCGATTTCGGCCTTCAAGTCCCTTCCTGAAGTAGAAAAAGAATTGGGCCGCGCAATTTCGCGCATTGTAGGCAAAAGAAATTGCGCGCCTTTGCGCAATTCTTTTTCTACTAAGGGACTTTTTGAAATTGCGCACTCATTTTTGCGCAATACCGCGCAATCGACTACTTCTGAATTGCGCAATTTTGCGGCATCAAAAACAAACAACTCTTGCTGGGCTGGTTGCTCAACCATTGATAGGCCTCATCTCAGCCCACTTGGCCTTGTCTACGGCGATACCTTTTGTGGCCTTACGGTTGACGGTGCAGTCGATGATGATCAAAACGCCACTGTCCAGCCATGCCTTGAGGGCTCTCTTGGCCTCATTTTCATCCATGCCTGTCATGTCTGTGACGAGATTTCCTACCCAACGGGAATTGCTTTTGCCCGCCTTAGACGGGCTCCAAGGGTCTCCGGTCGGTTCTCCGCTATCCCGAAGCACGCCGCGATCTATGCCACTAAGGATAGCGTTGATTGTTTCCCATGAAACGCTTGCCCAAGGTCCTGGCACGCTCCAGGCGACCGGCACCCCGACATGATCTCCGATACTGCCCATTGCGCCATTAGCGAGCGCCACATCGGTTAAGTGATACCAATCCGACTTTTCGGCGGGCGGGGCTAAATTCATCTTGTCTGAGTAAACTCGGAAATAAAGCCGTCTGTTTTCGACGCCAAAAGAGCGTCCTTCTTCTTCAGACATTTGATTGAGAACGCGGGTATCGCGGGTGGCGTCGATCATGGCTTTTGCGCCGCGCGATGTTTCCGCGGTCACCTCGCTGTCGCCATTTTTCCGGGTATGATGAACCAGCTCGACGGCCACTTGGCATATTTCCGCCAGCATTACCCATTGCCGCATAACGGCGTTGATGGCGACGTTGTCGTTCTCAGAAACGAGGTGCGAAGCGACAAACGGATCGACGCTCACCACATCTATCTTGTGCTTTTTTATTTCTGCCACAAGCGCGGGCACGTCCGGGCGGATGATGATTGTTCCTGATTTTCGTTCTTGCTCTGCGATGCACAAAGGAGTGTCGCGGCCTGAATTCAAGAAAAACCGGCCTTGAATATCGCTATTGGTGATTGAATAATGCTTTGCGATAGCGGCGGCACGCCGGTTTAGTTCATCGCGGGGATCTTCAAGGCACCATGCCCACACTCTTAAAGGCCGGGAGATGTTTACCCCTAGCAACGGCTTGCCGGTCACCATGGCCATAGATTCGGCCATGATTAAAGACGACTTACCTACACCCCCCGGCGCGATTGTCGCTGAAACAAACCCTCGAATAAGATGACGTCCATAAAGCCAATCGCGCGGCGGGATTTTGCTTTCATCTGGAATAGTGAAAACATTTGCCGAAATTCCGCCTTGCTCTTGCTGGTGTGCCTCGCCCTTCTCTTCAGAAGTGCCGCCGGTTGAGCCGGAAAATTCCTTTTCCCATCCTTGAGCCGACATGACCGGCGCTTCGACCTTCCCCCAGCACCTGGCGATTTCGGCGACAAGCCGGTCTTGTGGCGCTAGGTACTTGCTGGCAATGCCGGATGGGTTGGTCCGCATTTCGCGCTCAAGGGCCTCTGGCGTCCAGTTGAGGCGGCGGGCGAGGCCAACGGCATGATGGAATTGCTCGCTGCGCTGACCGTTGGGGGCACCTTCGCGGATTAACTGCCGGAGGTCGCCTTCCGGAGTGCGGAGGCCAAGCATCGACCCGATGGAGCCGGGCTTTGGGTTGTAGGCTGGCGCGGGCTCGAAGGTCTTTGGTGGCTGGGGCTCAAAACTTGGCTGCTCGGCTTCCATGCGGCCCTTGTTGGCCACAAGCCGCGACGCCAATTCAGAAATGTCAGCCATCATGGGCCAGCACTTAGGCACCTGCAGGCCGGTGACAGTGATGTAACGGGCTTCGCCTGCGGTGTAGACCTCGAGTCCGCCGTCTGCCCCGTCCACCTTATTGAAACGCTTGTGCACCCGCCCGATGTCCCCAAGCCCCAAAATGCGGACGCCGGCGCCGGATGGCGTGACTTCAGTATAGGACGCAGCTGCGTCGATAATCTCTTGCGCCCATGGGGCGATAACAGCGGTTATGGGGTCGCGGCAATGGTCGATGTCAAAGATGATTTCAAGCGACTTCATGCCGAAAAGCATGATGCCGATCCCGGCGGCCTTGCCCGCCTTCACCGCAGCAAGGGCCTCAACATAGGTGCACCAAGTTTCCGGGCCTTGAGACTTGGCATTCCGACCGTCCGGCTGAAATGGTGGCTTCGTCCAGCGGCCATTGACCAGCACCCAATCCCACGTCGTCCAGATTTTCAAATCCCGATACGGCCAAAAGACGCCCGGCAGGTTCTCGAGGTCCGCCTGTATCGTGGCAGGTTTATGCATTGTGACCTCGACTGTCATTGATCGTTAGGCACGACGTGCCCCCGCATATTGTCTGTGTTGGGCGCGAGTGGCAGGGCGGTGACGTGCGGCATGGTCACTGTCACTCTCCCACCTTGACCACTGTCAAAGCGGGGCGTGATGGAGAGCGTTTTCCGGTTCCGTCGCCCATCCCAAAGGTGCCGTCATGCAAGTGTCCGATTGCGAAGCCGCCGATCAGCTTGCGCACATGCTCCGGGCCGAAGTCTGCCGCGCCATATTGATAAACGCGATCAGCGGGGCAATGCGGGCATACCACATAGATTTCGAGCGGTTGATCAGCCGCTATATCGGTAAATTCGCCGTGCTCGTTCAGAACAATGCAAATCCGGTTCATTCAGCCTCCACCGTCTCCGCTTCCCGCACCCTTGCGATTGTGGCCTCGATCTCGATTTCGACGGCCTGAGCGGTTCTCTGGCGGTCGTAGACTTCCTCGTAAGCGACACGGAGGCGCTCGAGCAGCGAGGCTTTCACGTCCTGCAGGTCGCGCGATCGGTAGCGGAGTGATTTGAGGGCGCCGCTATCGATGCCCCAGCGCGACGAGGCGCGGTGCATGGCGTTTTCGATGTCGTGGGTTCCCTGCCCCTGTTCCCAGGCAATGAGAAAATCAGAGAGGGTCTTGGCCTCGGCCACGACGGTTGTTGACGTACAACAAGAGATTTCGCAGCGCATACAATTACACCTGGGTTAGAGAAAAAATGCTGGAGCCGAAGCTCCAGCTAGTTTCAGGGGGAGGTGACAGACATGAACCGGCCTGTCAGCGGTGTAGGAACAAATGCGTTAGGGCGGACCAGAGAAGGGGGCATCAGGCGGCGTCCCCAAAAGCCCGCTCAGGAAACAGTAAGGCAATTTCATCTTGGACGCCGCGCTTCGCAGCAATACTCAAAAGGACAAATCGCCAGCGCCAGGGGACAACACCTCTGTAAATCCACATGCGGGCCGTAGCGGGCTTTAACTGATGGCCCAAATCACTGAGTTGCTCGCAAACGGCATCGATGCCCCCGAGCCTTTCAAACATCAATTTCACGTAATTCTCACTCATGACTACATTCTGTAGCGTCATTTTTTGTAGTGCGCAAGTGTCATTTTTTGTGCCGTGCAAACGCATTTCAAACGGCGCATTTTGTGACATGCATAATGCACTGGTAATACAATGAGTTCAGCGCGGCAGGCCTTCGCCGCACGGTTGCGGGCTAGACGAATAGAGCAGGGCTTTGGAGAGGCAAAAACGTTTTCAGATGCTCTAAATGTAAATTCTGGAACCTACAATCGTTGGGAAAGGGGCGAAACAGAACCCAACCTTGACACGATCCTACGTATTTGTGTGCTGCTCGAAACCGATCCTAATTTCTTACTCGCAGGTAAAGTCAAGACATAACAGCGACTTACCGTTTCGCGTCACTTTTTGTATCTTTTCGCTTGCAAATGACGCTACATAATGTAGTGTGCCCCCATCACACCACGGGAGGCAGCACATGAATGCCAGCGATCACTGCATCAAACTGAACTGGACAATTCCAGTCCTCACCAAGCTCGGAAATTTCGTGACCGAATTCGATTGCAAAATTGAGTTTTCGTGTTCTGAGGAAGACCCCGGCATTTGGGACTGGGAGGTCAGCGAGATCGAGATTGAGGAGTGCTCTTTCCACAAG